ATCAGCCTTTTGGGTCGTTAGCTCAGTCGGTAGAGCAGCGGACTTTTAATCCGTTGGTCGAAGGTTCGAATCCTTCACGACCCACCAATTCTTTCTTAAGTGGCGATAAAATGGCGGTGAGATTTCCATTTTTTACACTTTCATTCATAAATTATTTATCTTAGTGGCGATGCCGCCAATCATTAAAAAGTGAAATTAAAATTTCTTATTAACTATCACGTAAAAGATAAAAACACTTTATAAATCAATATGCTGTAATCGCCTACAAACTTACACAGATCTCTTTTAAGTGAAAAACGCTGTAAAACCCCGTAAATTTTACAGTTAAGATCTCTATTCTTTCATTAAAACGATCTCTTTTACTTCAACCATTTACCCAATTTTTCAATCTGAAAATTAACTGAAAAAATGTAAATTTTTAACGCAAATTCGGCGGGGGAGGAAGTGGATTTTCCGTGCCTTGTGTTTTTACGTGAAAAATTTCCGTGGAATTGTTTTATATTGCTTATTACGTATATTTATTTGTTATAACAATAACTTAGATTTTCCGTGGTTGATGTCTCTGATATGTATATCGTGGAGATAAAGAAAAGCCGCAACATTGTGCGGCTTTGGTTTTATATGAATTGCGGTTGTTACTCAATAATCGGCGAAAGTTTGCCTTTGATTGTTTTTGCTTGGCTTGCCTGCTGAGTTAATGTACTTGCTTGATCTGGCGGAGGTGAACCTCTGTGCGTATGCGTTGCCAAGGTGCTTGCAACTTCGCCCAATAGTTGAATGGTATCTTCCAAAAGTCTAAATATGTTTTGCCCTTCTGACCCCATATAACTGAATGGCGCCACAAACTTATTCTTTTCGTCTGAAACACGTTGCGCTAGTCCTACAATTTTTTCTTGCAGTGTTCCACCTGTCCCTACAGTTCGATTACTTGCCGTGGTGTCATTGATACTGCCCAACACGCTAACAGTTTTATTTCCGCCAATAGTTTCCGTTTTATCGGAATCAATCGTCACATTTGACGTGCCGATTTGTTTTACTTCGCTGTCGGTTTCGATGTAGCGTTCAAAGGATTTATCTGTAATCTTCTGATCAGTTTCTCGAATCTTATTGCCTGCTGCATCGGTGCGTTCATACACTTCTGGGCGTTGCTGTTTGAGTTGCTCACCCGGTGCAACACTTGGTACTGTTTTTCCTTGTGCTAACATCGTGCGCACAAAAGGTTGATCGCTTCGCCCATAAGCAAAACCCACTTCTACCATCGTTCCAACTTCGGGAAACGCAAAATCACCACCTTGTGACCCTGTACTTGTTACAGGCAAAGGCACGGCTGGATAAACTGGCACAGTTTTGTCCTCGTTGCCATTTTCGTCAAGGAGTTGCAACTCAACAGCATACTTTGGGCGGAACGGGTCAGAAATATCGCCACCACTTGAAGGATCTGCAATGCCGACAACTTTTGCATATTTTGGCAAGTGATAACCGCCTGCCAGTTCTGGGAATGTTTTTTCCATTTGGCGGCGCTCTGGGCTTTTTTGTTCTGGTTTTCCGTCTTTGTCTAAGTTTTCCCAAGAAAGCACATAATCATCACCGTGTAATTCCACTTTTTGAATTTTGTTACCGTTGATGATTGCACCAGGTCGAATAGCGGCTGTGATAGGAATTGTCATATCATTGCTGCCGCTTGTTAATGTCATGCTTTCGTCAAACTCAATATTCTTGCCTGCCCACCGTGAATCTTTATGCGAACCAACAAACAAAGAACCGTCTGGCGATTGTTGCCACATATAATCGGCGATTTGATATTGTCGCCCGATATTGGCTAAAAGCTGATAACCGCTACCGTTATGCGTAAATAACGAAATCGGCGTATCTGCGTAATCCGCCTTAGGCACTTTCACCGGTATTTTAGTTTGGCTGGTAATCCACGCACACAAATCGCGCAACGTAATATGACGATGCGAACAATTTAAAGGCTTTTCAAACACGGCCACTTTTTCGCGAATGAATAATTTTTTATAGCCGTTTTCTGCGCCTTGCTCCCGTTCCACAATACCGTCAAACCATTTGTAATAATGATCATATTCACCCATTTCAAACACCGCACTTTTGCCAATGCAGTCTTTATCTGTGCGAACAGTTACAAATCCGCGCCCTGTATTATTCAGCTCAAGAATAATTTGTTCGTCTGAAAGCTCTAATTCTTCACCGTCAATAATGCACGTTTTGATTATTTTCATCCGTCAATTTTCCCTAATTCCTTGTCAATCTTGCCCCAAAACGAATCGTCTTGCTTAGTTTGAGATTGTTCAGATTTACCGCCTTTTTCAACCGCACTTTGATTTCCGCCTTGAGCATTTGAGCTTTTCGCCTCTGGTGCTTTTTCCCCTTGTGCTTTGGCTTTTGGTTTTTTCTTCCGTTGGTCTTTCTTCTCGGCCACAGAATTGACTTCGCGCAATGTGAACGAAACCGACCACCCCAACTGTCCGCTTTGTTCCGTTGCGGACACTTCGCCGCTGAATTGCACTTCTCGCATATTCACCGCCTCGGCAACGGTGCAAGATACGCGATATTTGCTTTGCTCGCCTTTGCCGTCTTCCGATTCAGCAAAATTGAATAATTGCGTTAGCCATTCCTTTCGGCTGTATGGGATGAATCCTAGCACGCTCAATTCCTTTGCTTTCACGCCTTTATCTGATTTTTTTGTACTGGATTTTTGCCCGCTCATGTCTTTTTCTTCGCGTTTAACTGACACGCTCATCATGATATTATGCAAATAGATTGGTGTTCCGTTTAGTGCTAGTTGTACGCTTGGATTACGGGCTTGGGTTGGTGCTCTAGCCATTTTGCAACATTCCTTTGATATTCGTTAAATCTGCACCGATAAACATCACGCACGCGGTGAACACGTTGCCCGCCGTCGGCACATTTATTTTGATTTTGGTTTCTGCCACTTCAAGAAAATCGGAAACGGAAAACGCATACACATTCGCCGATTTGTTCAGCATTTTCTCTACTTTTTCGTTATTCGCTTTGTCGCGTTCTTTTTTCGCAGCCTTTAATGCCTCAATCATTGCCATCGGGTCTTTTGTTTGCGCAGCGACTGCAGCCGATGTAGCATTGCGCAAAATGCTTTGCATGGTGCGCGCTGAACCCGGCGTAATATCCGCACTATTTGAAAATGATGGATTCGCTATGGTCGGCGTTTTAATCATTTTAGTTTCTTGCAAATTTTTACTGGATTTTGCATAGTCTAATGCCTGCTTAAATGTTGGCTCTGGCAATAGCTCACGCGCTTTTTCCAACTCAGTAATAAACTGATCAATGTTGCTACTTGTCACCATAATGACCACAACATCCTGCACACCTTTGGGGCGATTCGGGTCGGCATAATCAACCAACTTTGCCGCCAACGCTTTCACGGCATTTTCAGGTGACAAATAGTGATTGGATTTTTCCTTTATGCCGTGCGACCAATTATGCACACCTAATTTAGTACCACTTACAGATAGCGAAAAAGGGGAAATAATCCCCTTTTGTGCGTTTTGTAGTGTTGTTTTTGCCTGTGGGGATAATTTTAGTTTTTGTTGTTTCCACATATTAAACATCACCTAAAATTCATTAGTTTTAAAACCTTCTGGATATTGTTTGCGATTTAATTCACTTTCATAAGCTGTTTTGCAGTGATTGCTATCAAAGAAGATACCGTTGATGAAACGATATAGTACCCGCCAGCGTTTTTTCGGGTTTTTCGCTAATATCGCACCGCGATAAGTGCGGCTTGAGAGGGTTTCATCTGCTGCGCCACCTGTGAGGGCGTTAAACAGTTGGTCTGTGGCAATGACCACGTGATAGCCATAGCGTTTTAATTTGTTTGGAATTGCCATTGCTCAATCTCCTGTTCAAGTGAGGTTAATTCCTCTGGTGTTTTTAAAGCCAACAAACGGTCTTCAAATGCCTGACGTTGCCCAATAATGATGCCAATCACCACAGCAAACTGAGCGGATTTTTCAATCACTTTCTCAATGAGCAAATCTAACGGTACGCCACGCACACGAGCGATTTGTGAAAGCATCGGTGTGGGTGTGTTGTGGTCGGCTTGCCATGCGAGAGCCTCTTTTTCTTGACGGTAAAAACTTTCGATTTCCGTCTGTGGATACCCTGCCAGTAAGCTATTTTTAAGTTGGTCGGCTTTGTCCGCTAACTTATTGAGTAAGCCTTCTTTTTGTTGTGCAAAAAGTGCGGTCAGTTTTTCCTGCGTTTCTGCTTTTGTCATTTTTACCCATTCTTTATTTTTATTATCCCATTTGTGATTATCCGAAGGTCGTCTGCCAGAATAATGCAATTTACCGTTTTCTTCCCAAACTTCTCCTTCTCCAGTGATACTTGCTGATATACCGTCGACATCTGTCTGATTATCAATTAAATACCATCCGCCCCCGTTCAATCTATTCTCAATATCATCAAATATTTTCTTTTCTAAGTTAAATTGTTTCATATCTATCACCAGTTTTTACGTCCAATAACTAACACACTACGGCTGATTGTATTCCCGCCATGTAATCTAATTTTATTGCCGTCGTACACACCCGAAACACCCACACCGCGCGCCCCACCATTATCTGTTACCCATGCAAGCGCATGTCCGTTATATGCCTCAGGTAAATAATATTCTCCTGCATTTCCTGCGCCTAAATTCATCACAGTAATCATCAGTCCTAAATGGCGAATTTTATACACCTCCGTGCCAGCATAGTGGTTTGGATACCACGAGCTCGAAAAATCCCCACGCGTCATGAAATAATCATGTAAAAAACCGTATTTTTTCACCCATAACGAGCCATCGGGGTAAAACTTAGTGTGTAAATCACGCTTGTCTTCATTTATGTTTGATCCTTCAGGGCTTGTTAAAATCTCAACATCGCATGAGCCGTTGCCCATATCTCTAAACCACAACGATGCTCGGGGTGCATTATCCGTTTGATAAAAATCAACAAATCCTGATGTACCTTTGCCATCTGCTTTATTTTTTACAATAAAGCCTTTTGCAAAACCACCCGAATAACTGCTGGCAACAACAAGATTTCCGGACATCTCATCGCCTGATTTAGACACGCGCCCATTTGCATTATTATTTGCTGCATTTGCCGATGATTGCGCATTATTAGCTCTATTTATGCCATCATTTGCACTATGCTGCGCATTGTCTGCAGCAGTTTTTGCTTCCACGCCTTTGTCATAAGCCGTTTTAACCGCTGCACTGGTTGCGACGGTGTCTGCGCTATTGCTATCTACGCGAGACGACTTTTTACTATTCGGAATATAATTTCCCAAATTACGCTGAATAGCATCAATTAATGCTTTTAAGCCTTTAATTGCTTTCGGCGTTGCAGCCATATCTTCGGCATCTGAATCATAGCCTGAGAACAATTTTACAATGCCACGCTTAACAAGACTTGCAATAGGTAACTTGTGCGTATGTCCGAGTTTGTCTTTGGTGTTTTCGGTTGTGTCGTCCAGTGTTAGAGGATTCATTCCTAAAAACGGTGAAAGCAAGCGACGGTCGGTTACGTTGCCTTGGCTGTCAATGTCGGCAAGGATTTGCACATAATGCTGGCGATTTGCGGTATCCACATAATCTGATTTTGATTGCGTGAGATACTTAATTTCGGTTTGGTATTCGCCCGTTACGGTGCAATGATGCACAACATCGGCATAAACTGAGCACGGTAGATTGTTTGCGGTGAGGTTATAAAGTGCGGTTAAATCCATACGCACCCCTTCAACATAAGCTACACCTGGTTGAATAGTAAATTGATTACCTGTTTTACGTTTAACCAGGAAACCATCATCTAAGAATACCGCTCTACCATATAAATCACGATTGGTTAAACGGATTTTCTCATCAAGCCCGTGTAAACGCACCGTAAAATCAATTTGCCATGTATTAGCATTAACATTAATCCCAGTTAATGCTTTTGCACCTGAAAATTCTAAAAGGATATTTCGGGTAATACTGTTACCTTGTACAGCATTTTTATTACGAATTTTCTTTACTGGCGCAGTTTGCACAGCAACAGCAAGCATATTTTTTGATTTATTGATCAAGCCGATGAAATTGAAATCAAAATCGCCTACTTCCGTACCAATCGTCACCGAATACACCACGGCATTTTCATTTATTACACCACTTTGTGATACGGATTGACGGTGTACAATTTGTGCTGATGTCGGCATAGTGAGATATTGCGCAAGATTGTTTTCATTTAAACCCGGAATGTTGGCGAAAATAAATTCATCAAACTGCACCGTGCCACGTGCAACGGTTTGTTCTGCAACGTAACGTTCAAATTGTGGCGTAATTAAACTAGCCATAAATAAACCTCTTATTATTGTTGTTATTATCAGTTTACTTTCACACAAAAACTTTGATAATCGTGATTAAATTCGCCATGGTGAATCGTCACACTTTCTTTTGTAATCACTTCAAAGGTATAACGCCGACAAGTGCGGCCATATTTTCGGATGATTAAATTCAATAATTCCGTTTTCTTGGCTAACTGAGAATCGCTCAAGCGAATTTTGATTACATCCCAGTTTTCCACGTCGAACCTTTCTTCAATTTCTACATACCCGATCCCTAGGCGTTCAAAAATACGGATAAAGCCCGCTTTACTGCCTGCATCTTTCGCATTTAAAAAGGCATATTTCACGCGCTTGCGGAACAACTCCAACGGCTCGCCCTCCAATCGTTCTACGTCGCGGTTGTATGTCAGCCAAATTAAAATACGTTTCT